TCCTGAGCAGCGGTCTTGTACGTGCTGACACCGGTCTTGTACTCGGTTTCCCGCTGCTCGGTGTACAGAGCGAGCTTGACCGCTTCGTCAGGAGTCAGAGTCTGACCCTGAGCCATCTTGTCCCACAGGGGCAGATATTCCTTTTTCCATGTGGTTGGACGGTTGGGGACCGGAGGCGGCTCGGTGGGTTGTGCAAGGGGTTGCGCAACTTGTGCAGGCTGCTCAGCCTTGGGGGCAAATCGGCCCTGTTCGTCGCGCGCCCGCTGCTCGGCCTGAGCCGCAGTCTCAACCGGCTCCGGGATCTCGCGGGGTTGAACTTCGGGCGCTTCGGTCTGGGCCACCTTGTCAAAGGCGGATTCCAGCGCGTCACGCAAAGTAGTTTGCTCAGACATGCTGTGTTCCTTTTTCGCTTACGCGGATTTCGTGGGAAGCCACTGAGTGGCGGAGATTGCCTTGTAGGTCACGACGGCATACGTGGTGTGGGAATAGGCCGCATTCGCAGTGCCCAACCCGGTGCCAGGGACGGCGATTGCAGCACCTGACGGCGGCCACACCTTGAGGGTTGATCCGCTGTTGTTGAAAATGGTGACTTCGCCCTCAATCACGGCGGGCAGGATGACACCCTTCGTACCGTCGGCACTGGCGACGATCGCCGTCGATGCCCTGATGACTGTTGCATCGGTCTGCGCAGAGCCTGCTGCAGTCACTGAGGTATTGACCGATCCGCCAACAATGGCGACGGCTTGTGCGGCAGGGGTGCCAACACCAATGAGGTCTTTTGCGAGAGGCATGATTTGCTCCTAAAGTTTGCTGTTCCACACCTCAATAAGCCTTTGTTTCAGCCCCGGAGGTGCGGGAATGGGCTTCGGCTGAAGATATTTGGTTTCGTTGCCCACCTCGACACACCCGCTAGCTCTCAGGTGTTCACGGTGGACAGACCTTGACGTGACCATGCGGCCATCAATCATTGATTTGTACGGTTGGATGTCGGGCATGACGTGGTGAGTTTGAACAGGAGCTTCGTAATCGGCCTTGTCGATCACCGTTCCGTCAGACTTGTAGATCCATGAATGTCTGGTCATAGCATCATCAACAGTTCTTCGTCGTCTTGCAGTTCACGCATGAATCGCTCAAACGAGTCATCGCGTGGGATTTGTTTGGGTTGAGGCGTCAGCAGGGGAGGAACGGACTCAAACACTAGCGGCACAACCTCAACGGGTTGTGGGGCCACAATGTCAGCAATGGCCTGACGGCGCTTGGCTTGCTTTCCGGCGAACTCTGCAAACTCGTCATGGTCGCGCTTCTTGCGCTTTCGAGGTCCGCCGTCGTGCGTGTCCAGCAATGACTGTGCATTGACCTCAATTGCGCATCCGTCGTCCTGCTCAGTCCATGCAATGGTTGCAGATCCTGACGATGTGACGCTGATTGCGGTTGTGTCATCCGCCTCTGTCCACGCAATCGCTGCTGTAGATGAGGATGTGACAGCGATAGCCGTTACGTCGTCGGCTTCGGTCCATGCAAGGTCTGCTGTGGTGCCAGTCGCGCTGCTGCGCATCCGCATCCTTGGCGGCACAAACATCCCGTAACGGTCTGTGTAGTCGCTGCGAACCTCGGCAGGCGTCCATAGCCTGGTTTCAAACAGAACGTCATCAAGACGGCAATTGTTGTAAAACGAAGTCCCGCCCCGCGCCGCGAAATACATCGCGTTGTCGGTAAACGTAGATGCAACCGTTACCTTTGACGCAATGGGAGTGCCGTAAGTAATGGACTGCGCAACCCCATCTACGTAAATTCCGGTGATCTGATCGGTTGTCAGTCGCCTGTCTATCGTCGTAACAATCCGGTGCACTCTTCCGGCTGTTGGTTGCGGGATCACCGCCGCCGTTACTTGGTTCCCGGAGATAGTGGCCGCAATACTGACCGTGATGTAGTTTCCGGTTGTGTTGGTTGCTCCGTTGTAACCGTCCCAAATGTTCCACGTTCCGTTGAAGTTCAGGCCGAGATCGGTGCTCGACTCCATAATCATTGCGTAGGTGCTGGGGTTCGTCGCCCGGTAGTACGTGAACGCAACGGTGAGTGTGTTAGCGCTCTTGTACTTGACCGCTGTTGCGCTTGCGGCCTGACTGCTGCCGTTGTACGCCACCATTGGCCCATACGGACCCTGCACCCATGTGCCTGATGTCGTTGCGTTTGCCCGTCCCGCCGAATCAGTCAGCTTTGTTCCGGCCCCTTCGCTTGCCACCCAGCGATTGAGCAAATACCGCGCTAGCGGATGATCCCAGCTAACCGGGGTTCCGGGAGGCGGCTTCAAGAGCCAAGATTTGGCTTTGCGGAAGGCCATCAGGTGTTCGTGTAGTAGATGCCGGTGAAGGTCTTGGTGTGGTTGCCCTCAGTGCTGTCCAGCGCCTGCCCGGTGTAGTTCTGAAGCACAAAACCCCACTTGCGCGGCATGACCCCGCCAAAGACAGCGGCCACCGATCCGATAACCAGTTTGTAGGTCACGGACACAGCAGGGCACGCGATCACAAACGGCCCTTTCAGGTTTGTCGGGCTGTCCAGCGTGACGGCGGCATTCGTACCTTCGGCTTCCGCGCTGGAACCGTTGAAATTCGTTCCGTCCTCAGACCCGTACAGGTACACATAGCACGCCTTGTCGTTGGCAAGAGCAGACGAGCTGGTCTTGACCGCGATGTAAAGCATGGCGTCATCGAACAGGTCTGAGGTGTTGTCCACCGACGCAGATCCACGGCCAGCCGTTGCAGAGGATGCAAGAATCGCCAGCGTGCAGGTGATCGCGGTCGATGTTCCGTAGCTGATTTTGTCGGTGCTCATAGCGCCGCCTTCACATCTTTGATGCTGACCTGATTAGGCGCATCCTCAAGACCACCAAGCACGCGCAAAACCGTCGCGTCGTGCTTGATTTCCACGTCCTGCAATGTCTTGGTGTACGTCGGTTTGTCGTCAGCATCCAAAACAGGATCGCCCCATGCATCGACAATTGGCGTTTTGACAGGCTTGTCCTTCTGGACCTCAGTCCATCCAGTGTTGATGATGTCGGTGATCTGCTGCGCAGCCTTGCCTGCATACAGGTCCGGATATGCGGCAAGCTCTGCCTTGATGCGGTCAATGATCATGCATTGCCCCTTGTGATCGTCCACGATGTGACCGACAGCGACAAGCCAACACTGACAGTCGTCGTGCTGAGGATCATGTCTGCGCCGCTTCCAGAAGCTCCGGCAGACCCATCGATTACCTGAGTCGTGCCGTCCGCTTTGACGATGCGCCACCATGTGGCCGTGCCTGCTGCGAGTCCAGTCGTTGCGCTTGGAAGCGTCGGAGACAGAACGGCAGACGCAGCAGCAGGGGCCAGCGGACTGCCCAACGTGAACTCAGCTAGCTTTGTCGTCGCTGCCCCACCCGTAGCAGGCCGGGTGCCGTCATAAATTCGCAGCAGTGCGCCATTTCCCGCAAACGTGGTGATCGCGTCAAGCTGCGCGTTGCGTAGGGATACGTTGTAACCTGTGGTCATGCCGGTTCATCCATCGAGGTAAGCACAGTCCCATCAGCCCGGCGCATGGTGCGTTTTCTTGGACGGTTGATGGCCTGCATCAATTGGCCGTGGCTTTCGCCCATTTGCCCAAATAGCTGTTGTTGTCCAGTCTGGTGCGACTCAATCAACCGGGTCATGTTCTCGTTGACTGCGTTGACCAGATCGACAAGGCCGCTCTTTGGCTTGGTTTCGCCGGTTTCGTCAAGCTCAGTCGGTGAATCTGGATCGGCTGATGCGTTTGCGCTCATTGCCGCCGTTTTGATCTTGCCTTCTTTGCCGATTTGAGCCACCACAACGGCGGTATCGGCTTTGAGCTTGGCTTCGTTCCATGCCCGCTCAGAGTCGCGCTGATGGCGGATGTCCTCGTATCGAAGTTCTTCAATGCGCGTGCGTTCTTTTGCCGCTGATTCGGCTTGCGCTGCTGCCGCGTCGGATTGAGCCCGAGCTATATCAATGCGCTCTTGCGATGCCACACGGTCGGCGTCCATTTGCCGCTGAGCCTGCACCTTTGCCATTTCCGGGTCAGGCTTGGGCTGTGGGTTGGCCTGAGCTTGCTTGATCTGTTCAGCAACCTGATCAAACACGCCTTCAATTGACTTGCCGACCTTGAACGAACGAACTCCAAACTTGAGCAATTCCATGAGCAGGGGCGCAATCTCGGGAGCCGCTTGGACCGCAGGCACTGCTTCACGCAAGAAACTGCCCGTTGCTGTCAAAAACTCCATCCGAGATTCCTTCTCGGATTCCTCATCGATCTGCACCAGCGAATCGACTGCAATCTCGACCCGAAACGAGTTCAGTTCGCCGGACTTCAGCAGCGCAATCGCGGGTTCGATGTACTGCTGGTCCTCTTGCGCCAACTGTTCAGCCGCGCTGATCTTGATGATGGTCTCAGGCGCAAAGAATTTGCAGATCACCTGAGCTTTCAGCCGCATCAACGAAGCAGCAAACCGGCTGACCTCGTACTGCATTGTCTTCAGACGAAGTGATGCGTATTGCCCCTTGATCCGTTGGGCAGTGGCGGTCTCTTGCGCTTCGCTTTGTCCACGAACGATGTCAGACAGGCCCGTGATCTCGTAGATTTGAGCCTTGACTTGCTCCATCGCCTGATAGGCAGACAGCAGAGCACTGGCGATCGGCGTTAGGTCAACGATGTCAATCGCACCCTTGAGGCCGTTTTTCTCGGCAAAGGCGTTCCAGTTGTCCACAGGCATGAGGGTGTTGTTTTCGCCCTCAGTGAACAACCGTGCCAGTTCCTTGAACGAAGCGTTGTAAACACCCTTGACCTGCAGAGCCTTGATCAGCCCATCAATCCGGTCACACAGGATGTCCAGTTCGTTGGCCTGGTCCTGATACAGCGTGAAGTCTGGAGTAGGAACAAGTGAATCAGTCGTGATCGTTGCGTACAGCGGACGCGGGCACGGAAAGAACGATTCAACTCCAAGCGGATCTTCTTTCTCGTCCAGCGGCTCAGGTCGGGACTTGTGAACCCACACCGCAACGTTGCGGGGCTTGTCCCAAATCTCGTAGATACAAGCCTCGTAGTCGCCAGTCTCACCGTACTGCGCTTTCTTGAGTTCGTCAGGCTTGGTGTCCAGCGGGATGGATTCACCGATTTCCTCGCCAAATCGCTCGATCAAAGCTGCGCGTTTGAGATAGACCTTTCTCCAGACAATGCCGACTTCTTCCCATGTCCGGGCGATTTCGTGCCCAAAGTCTTTCCAGTGGACGTAATCCACCGGAGCACATTCGTAGTCCAGCACCTCGACCTGTTGGGCTTCGTCTGAGTCTTCGCTGACCTGCAATCCTTGGATCGGCTGGTCAACAGTCTCATACGCCATGTGTGGTTCATACCTGACCCACGACACGCCTCGACCCCCTAGAAAGCGATCAAAGACGCTGTTTTTCATCGCGGCTTCGTAGTCCGGATAGTGCTCGACTTCGTACTCAAGCGCACGCTCAAGAATCATCGCGGCCACTCGTCCGACTGGATCGTTGTCGCGGAATCGGCGGGAAACATCGGGCTTCGGCAGCTTGGCAAACACCGCTGGCACAAGCGTATTGACGTTGGACCACAGCACATTGAATCGTGCCTCTGTGTAGCCTCGCGTCCCGTTGCGATACTCGTCCTTGTACCGCTTGAGGATTTTTTCGACGCGCCCTTCCCATTTCCGGAACACGGACTCGTAGTCTTTGATCAGACCAAGGTAGCGCTCAACTGTGCTCATGAGGCAGCAGGCGTCGGAGTCGGGACGTAAAACAACGTGACATTCAGCGTCCCGCCGATGGTCGCAATGGGCAAGTTCTTGAACGCAGCCGGGAAGCGATGAAACCCGATTGCCGGTGTGATCGTCCCGCTGACCGTATCGGCGCCATCAGTGAATGCGATGGTCCCGGCGCTGGTGCTGTTGACGTAGAACCCAAGCAGCGCGCCCGGGTTTGTGTTCACCGTGCCGGTTCCGGTCAGGTTTTTGGGTGATCCAAATTCAATCGAAAACATGTCAAACCCTTTCCCGCTTGCGCGGCGATTCTTTCCACAGTTCTTCCAGCGTGGCTGTGTTGTTGCCAACCATGATCCCGCGCATGGGCGGAGGTGGGGGCGGAGGCGGCGCAGTCTGCTGCATGACAAGGCATCCATAGCTGAATGCATCCCCGTCATGGCTTGACCAGTCATGCAACGGCTCGCTGCTGAAAATCTTCTTTTCCTCGTCGTACTCGTACTGCCATGCCCTCAGTGCATCAAGCCCCTTGGAACAGTTGTCAGCGTGAAACTCACACCGGGCGATAAGGACGCGGGCAGCATTGACACGGTCGCTGATCCGGCTGTTTGGAGTGATTGCGACGTGCTTGGAGCCAAAGTAATCGACGAAAGTCTCCACCGCTGACCGCTTGGCCGCGAACGTCTTGGCCCTTGCGTCATGAGGGAGCCAGATCTTGCCCAACGCTGTTTTTCGCCCTTCCGCGTGGTACTTCTTGATCCGGTCGTCCAGACGGGCGCACCATTCCTCAGCGTCGATGCCCCAGCCGGAGTCGTGGTCCACAATGGAGTAACCGCCGATCTTGGGCTGCCAGAAGTAGGCTGCCGTCGTGTCGCGCCGACCAATGTCAAGGAAGATTTCGAGCGACTGGCCGTAAGGGTCGAATTCGACATCGTTTGTAATCCGTCCGTTCTTTTCGGCAATCCCGATGGCGCGGGCCAGGATAGCCCCAAGGTTCGCAGCTTCAAAGCTGCACAAGTATTCCTGCTCAAACTTGCTGCGCCCGTAGTCCTCGCCGAACTCTGCGATATAGGCCGCAAGCTCAGCGGTAAGCTGCTCAGTCGTGAATACACCTGTTTCCGTGGCATCCAGCACCTGAGCGAATGCGCCAGGCGTCTTGCGTGCCGCCTCTAGCGTGGTGTGTGCGTGATTCCGGCCCCGAGGCGTGGTGATGAAAATCTGCCAGCCGTTGTTTTCAGCCAGGATTGGTCGGAGGTAGGCTCGTGCTGTGGGGTTTGCCAGCGCCCATTCGCTGTACACAATCCCGGCTGGAGTTGATCCAACCAGCGAGTCAAAGCGGTCTGAGCCGACAACCTGCCACGTTGACCCATTCTTGAACTTGATGGACATCTCCTGATCCCGCGTGCTGTCTCTCAGCTCGGGGGGAAATGCCTCATCAATTCGTTTGCGTCCGCTGTGCGGGTTGACCGCATCCCAGATTGCCTTTCGAGCCTGGGCGTACTCGGGGAGCATGTGCCAATAGCCTGCGGTCCGCTCAAAAGCTGCACAGGCCGTCCGGTGCAGCGCGATCTCATCCTTCCCCGACCGGCGATGCCAAACAAGCTCACAATGCCGCCCCCCGCGCTCCAGATAGGACCACGCGGGCATCTGGTAGTCGCGTGGACGCCAGTTATTGGGGAGGCTGATTCGTGCCAAAGCGAACAATCTCCACAGTCAGAGGCGCACCGTTTGCACCAGTAACCTGCATGGGGAGCACTTTGCCGACCAGCCCGAGAAAAGCCGAAGCTGTGCGGGGGTCTCTTGCGCGTTCTTGCAGGTACTGGACCCCGCCCGCTCCATCAAGAGCTTGAAGGATCATGTCCTTCAGTTCTTTGGTGACTTTGTTTTGCGTTCCCGGAGGCCGACCCGGGCCGCTTTTCTGGCCCTTTTTGAATTTTGTCGGATTCAACGGTTGCGATGGCATCCGCGAAGTGTACAACTTCCAGACAGTGTGTCCAATAGCTATACACATGTAATGCTTGCGTATTACGCGCTATTGCCGCTGATCGTGGCGTCTCCCGGACTGCGGTCCTGGTGGCGCTTGTCCGGCAGGCGTGAATCTGGAGCGATCTCGCGGAATCGAACCGCGCCAGTCAGCTTGGAAGGCTGTTTGACCCCTTGATCAAGATCGCGTGATGCTCAAAAAAACGCCCGACTAGCGGGCGAAGATGCTTGCACATCAGGGAGGAGAACGGAGACAACTGATAGACCTCAGTGTAGTCGGTATTGGGGGAAAATCAAGCCGTGCTTATGGCAAAACCTTTAGCGATTTGGCGTCATAGCACTTGAATCCTTCCCATACCCATGTGCCGCGCAACCGCTGTCCGCCTTTGGCTTTGCAATCTGCTATCTCGTTTATCGCACCAATCATCGTGACGCCAATCACTATCACGGCCACCACAATGAACGCCATTTTCAGTTGATCTTTGCCGGTCAGCATGTAGCGGACTCCCTCACGGACTTGTAAACAGGCGTCACCCCCGACTGAGCAGCCATCGCAACAAGGAATTCCATCCAGTCGGAAAACACGCGCTTGCCCATTTTGGATGTCCGCAGCGGCAGCATGATTGCCTTGCCATCAAACACGGCCATCCGAACCTCACCGCGATAAACGCCGGTCAGGATGTCTTTCCAGTCGTCCCGCGTCACCCATTGCATGACTCCGTTTATACAGGCTTGCTTCTGCTCTGCAAAGCCCTGCAGGTACGGCCACTGAGCCGCGTTCTGCTCCAGTGTGCGGGTTGGTTCCTGAAACGTCACCACAACCCCGTCAGGCTGATCCTGGCAGGCTTGCGCGGCAAGTTTGCGGGCGTCCTGATGCGCGAGGATGAATGTCCGCAAAACAGTCACGCCACCACCTCAAACAGCGGCAAAGTGAGCGCATCACGGACAACAGGCGTGCGGTCCGATGCGGTATTTCCAGCAATGGAGCGTTTTCCGAATAGCGTCCGGGCGCATGTGCTCCCGTAGCTCCTGCCGTCTATCTCGACAGGGTTGCGGAGGGTGCGGCCACAGCGGGTGCAGGTCGGGATCGACTGGCGCGGCTCGGGCTGGGCGGCGGGGATGCCTTCGAGCATGGGGGTGGTGGTCATGGTCAATCTGTGCACCCCACGCACTCAATTCCGTCCTCTATTCCAGACGCCAAGTGACCAAAGGCATCGGCCTGAACCTCAGTGAAAGCCAGCATCTGTGCGTAGCTCGGGCGATCACTCCTGAAGGTGCCACCGTTGGTGATCGTGGAATTTGTGATGCTGCCTTCTTGCTTCGCCCACCAAACGGCACGAGCCGGGTTCTTCGCGATGAGGCTCATCACGATCGCGCTGTGCTTCAGGAAGCACAGGTCACAGTTCCCTTCCATCGTCACGCCGCCCATGTTCGGCAGCGCCAGGTCGAATTCGGCCGTCTTCCAATAGCTACCAACCTCCCAACGACCAATGCCAATATCGGCCAATGGGGCTCGACGTTCAATACCGCGCGTGCCGCCACTCGGGTCGGCGCGCAGCTTTGCCACCCGCGCAGGCTCGTCCGCCCGGATGCCGACCAGAACATCGAATTCCTCGTGCCCAAGGCTGCGCATGTAGTCGGCAATGCGAAGTATCTTGAGCTCGACGGTGCAAAAGCGGGCCACCGGGTTCGGCAAATAGTTCCGCTTGCGAATCAGCGCCTCAAACGGCTCCCCATTTCGACTGGCTGTCTCAAACGTCACTTGCCGCCAGCCATCTCCGTCGGGCAAATACTCGACCCACACAATCGGCACGCCCCAGTTGACGCAACAGTCGCGCACAAAGCGCAGCGTGGCTTCATTCTCTTTCCCGGTGTTGGCAAACACGACATGGCAGTCGTCGGGCAGACGGCCTCCATACCAGTCCAGCAGCCGGCGCAGCATGTAGGCACTGGTTCGCCCTCCGCTGAAGCTCACCACAGTAGGACCGTCGATCTTGAATGGATCGTGACTGGTCCTGTCCAGCTTGCCGGGCTGCGGCTCGGGCATGGGGATGCGGGATTGGGTCATGCGCCTACCGCCTCTGAATCCCGGAACTCTCCGCAACAATGGTCCCTGCGTGTCATCACATGACCCGCTTCCGGTTGAATGCTCGCGCCGGTAATACCCAGCATCGCGGTTCTCTCTGCGCCGGAAACAGGGGCCGAACGAATGCACTCACCAACCACCGCGTTGAACCATCTCCACCAGTCGCAACCGGCACAGCACGGACCATGCTTGGTATAGAAGGCGTCAATGACACGTTGGCGCTTCGCATCAAGCCTAGTGATCACCCTCTTGCAGTCCTTGCTCAGATGGCCGGACATCGGGCAATTGCTGCGCGTGTGGTCCGGGCTGCTGCATATGGTGCAGGTCATGAGGCATCCCCGGTCAGATACACAACACGCATTTCCAGCCTGCTCGCAATGTGGTGCTCTAGGGTCGCCCCTTTGCTGCGCTCCCAGCCTGGCATCATGTAAATCCCCTCACAGGTCACGAGCTGGGCGATGTCAGACCGCATGCAGTCAGCCCATGACATGGATTGATCGGGGTTGACCTCTGCCGGGTTGATGATTTCGTCGCCCTGATTGCGCAGTCGTTTGGCCCATGCGTGGAACGCTGGAAAGTTCAGGTCAGGCAGTCCAGACATTGGACCGGAGAGATAAGCCTTCATGACAGCATCTCCAGTGCCCAAAGTGCGGCGCGGCGTTCTTTCGGTCGTGCAGACTTGACGGCAATGCGCCGCCATTCCTCGACCTGGCGCAGGTGCGCGCCCTGAAAATGAATGTTCTTTGTGTCAGCGTGTGCCGAACCTTGATCAAGCCACCGATGACACGCAGCACAGCCCCATACGGTGTATTCGTCGTCGGCTTTCCGACCCATTGCCTTGCCGTGCATCTGTAGGTTGCTGTGGCATGCAACAGTTGTTTCGATGCCGCCCTGGCAGACATCGGGGATCATCAGCAGGCAGGGCTTGCCGCGTGCCATCTCCAGCAGTCCGGCGTTCCGATGGGCTTTGGTCTTCAGGCAGTTCATGACACAGCCCCAATTGCAATCAGAGCCTCATCAACGGTGTTGACCACCATCGCATGCCCGCGCCAGTTCAGGTGCCATTCAATCTGATCGTCTGTCAGTTCACGCGCCGATGGGGGCTTGCTGCCGTCTTTGACTTCCAGGCAGTGATTCGCACCGCGATAGCCGACGAGCAGATCAACACAGCCCTGACCAACCGTGTGCAATGGCTGAACACTGGCCCCGGCTTTGCGTAGGGCCGCAATGATCTCGGGCTGGTTGGCGTCGATCTTGGCTGATCTCATGCGCCCACCTGAGACAATAAAAATTTGCGGCCAGAATGATTGGGGTCTCTCAACGCCCGCATTGCCTTCAGCTCAATTTGCCGGACGCGCTCTCGCGTCAGATGCATAGAATCGGCAATCTCATCAAGCGAGTCGCCATCCATCCGACGCCTAATGACGTGTGCGTCTCGCGGCCTCAAGGTTTCTAGTAACTTACCGGCGATTTCGGCCCGCTTCAATTCATCAACAACATCTTCCGGGCTCGGCAGCATTGAACGATCCGAATGATCTTCAAGCATTGCATGCACCGCAGACTCATCCACCACCCGATCAACCCCGTTGTGTGACAACCTCAGATTAAGTTGATAGTCTGTCCACAGATCACCGGGCGAAGCGCCTAGCGTCTCCATGATTGACTTCGCAACCGGAGTAAATTC